ACAGTAGCAATGATTCTATTGTCAAAAAACATTGCGCTCTCAAATTGCCTCAACCAAGGAGTATCATAATTTACCCACGGCTGAACCTCTCTACTAATTTTTCGGAAAGAAAGAGCAGAATAAAAATCAACTTGTGCGTTGTTGTAAAAAGCCCATCCATCATCAGAACGGAAATACACATCGTTATTTACCCCGCAAATACTCCAAGGTGATCGGCATCCTCTGCCAATCAGTGATACTTTTTGGATATTGCTCAATTGCCATGTCGTTCTATTTTGCGACAAATCAAGGGTAAATGATCCATTCTCACAGAATACAACCAATTCACCCTGACCTCGGACATTGATGTTTAGGGATGGCATAACCCTCATCCCCGTAATCAATCCAAGATTAGCAGGGGGAGTAAATGATCCACCTTCGGCCCAATAGGTTTGTTCCGTAAAGTTTTGCGTATTTGATGTCGTAGTAAATCCGTCTCCGTAAATAATGTCGGAAACATAAATATTGTTATTGCCATCACTTACAGCAACCCGACCATAAGCATATGCCATAATTGTACCAATTGGCATTTGGAGCTTATAAGGATTTAGCCTGTAAACATTGTTTGGATATTCAGCAGTAATTTGCGGATTGCTAGATGTTGTAGTAACAATGTTTGACCAAGGAGTAAAAGAACCATCTTGATAAACATTCCGAACTTGGAATGAGTAAGGGGTTGTAGAAGATGCTGTTGAGTAGCTATACGAAACTTGACTTGATGAAATTACAGCAATTGTAGAAAAAAGTGATCCAGAATACTGAACTTGTATTTCTGTATCAACTGATCCCGGTGCATTGTTTGTCCAAGTTAAATTAATATCTGTTCCATTGATTCCTTGAGCCTGAAGATTTGTGGGAACTCCAGAAATATCACCATTCCAAGCGATTGGATTCTGATACCCGTTTTGGATATAAACCCAATTCTCTGCTTGCACAAACCATGTGTGCATAAGATTTGGATCATTCCCGTCAATTAATTTATACAAATTGCATATATTATTAACGATAGACAAGAAGTAAATAACGCCAGCTACAGAGCATACTATTCCGTCAACTGCTCCGGGGCTAACTGCCTTATAAGCTATAGCACCTTGGAAGTTTCCTGTCTGAAAATCAGTAAGTATGGATGGATTATACCCATACGCAACATTGATTTTAAGATCAGCAAATGGAGGACGTGTATTGTTTACCCCTTGTCGAAAAGACCTATTTACACAAGATGCAACATATGTGCTAGGAAGGTTTGATGGATGCGTTTCGGCATCCATTGCAATAGTAGCAATACTCCCATCGTAAACTCTGCCATCCTGTGCCATGAGGCTTTAAGTTTTGATGCAATAAACCATTGCAATATTTGCAGGGCGATTTTCTGTGCCTCCAGTTGCGGCATTGGCAACCGTGATTCCTGTTGATGCCGCAGACGTTGTTCTTGATCCAACACTAATTTGACCCGCTCCCCCTGTGCTACCTGATCCGGTTCCTGTCTGACCTTGATAGGGGTGCGTATGGGTTGGATCTGTTACAGTTGCCGTGTGTGTATGGCTTGCAAATTCGCTTGCTTGTTTTGCTCCAAATGTTCCAGATGCAGTTCCATCCGAGTTTGTTCCTGAACCACGCACAAAGTATCCACGGAGATCAGGAACACCAAAAGTTCCAGTTGATCCACCATAGGTATTTGCAAGCAAAGCACCTAATTCTGGATATGCGGCTACAGTATAAACCGAACCATCGCATATCAACCATCCAGCAGGGACGGTTCCACTATTTACATTGTAAGCAAAAGGAAGAACAGCACCAGAAGGCACAACAGTTCCAAGGAATGTTGTTGCGGCTACGGCAACAGGATTTCCATATCCATCCCATGAAAGAACCGATGAAGAAGATCCAGTAAGCTCATAAACTGTATTTGCGCTTACACCAGAGGGAGGAATAGATGCAGATTTGCAAACAACTCCAGTATCAGGAACGATAGATTCAATTGTTCCCCAAGTTGATTGACTACCGCTTGGTGCATAGATAGGGAATTGCGTTTTAATTGAAACGCTAGGAGTGAAAGCGGCAAGCTGACCAGTAGGGCTAGTTGCCTGAAGTTGTCCTTGATTTGCTGTAGCCTGACCAGATCCATTACCCAAAAATACAGGGTTTGCTACAGAAGCATTACCCCAAGAAATCAAGCCAGTAGAGGCATTGTAAAAAAGAATACTATTGGAGGAAAGTGTAGGAACGGTGTATTTGCAGTATGCCGAATCCTCTCCAACTACCCTTTGAATGTTTCCAGCACCAAGTGCTGTGCAAGAGGTTGGGAAATTAGGGTTGCAAGCGGAAGGTGCATATTGAACCGTTCCTTGGCATCCGCAACCACCCCATCCGTTGTTGTATCCGTAAGACATATATTTATTCGTTTTATATTAACTATGGCAATGTGGCAAGAAAAGTTTGAATTTGTTCTTGATTCATTTCATTTCCTTCTGAATCTTTTAAAACAACAGGCGTTCCATCAGCATTATATCCCGACTCAAGTGCAATTTTAAAGTCTTCGTAGTCCATGTTTGCTGGGTCAAATGGAATAAAAGCGTTGTCTGCAAGACGCTTGACGACCTGCGAAGGTTGACCTATTAACGGGTTATTGGGAATAAGTTCGTACATGTCTTAAATTTCTGCTGATACATTGCCAGATGTTGAAAAACTAAAAGAAAATGCTCCTGTATTAGTTACTGCAAACGAGTAATATATAAAGTCAGGATTTGTAAATACTGACTTTAATGTAGCATTTGCGTAATTTGGCGTACCATTTACAAGCGTTGGAGATGCTCTCATGCTTTGAGGTAATTTATATGACCAAGGGAAAACATTTCCAGCTAAAGCATATCCACCTCCAACAATAAATCCCGTAGTAAATGACCAATAATACCTCTGACAAAGCTGAAGCTCGGTTCCGTATGGTCGAACATCAAATTCAGTTGCCGTTGCGCCTTTCTCAAGTTGCACGTTGGAAAGCGTCAGGGTTCCAGAGGTGAAGGCTCCTGTCTGGAAATAGATTTGAACTCCATTTGTTGCAGATGAAGGCATCGTAAAAGTGTACGAAAACCTTGTTGGAGTTGAAGTAATGGATGCAGTTCCAACTGCTACACCAGTATTTACGGTAGTGTAATTATCAACTGCGGTAGGGGTCTGTGCCGTTACTAAAATTGAAGTAAGTGTTGAACTGCTTGCTGTAAACGAAATTGTGACTGTTTGCCCAGCAAGATCGCCAATGTTTACCGATTCAATTCGCTGAACTAAAAAGTTGCTGGTGTTTCCCGTGTTTCCTGTAATCTGCCAAGAATACGCACCTGCTGATCCTACACGTTGCGAGGTTACCGTTGATCCATTTGCCGTAATATACCAGCGATCTAAAGTGTAAGCAAAGCCTGAAACCGTCTGACTCGCACCATTGTTTCTCTGGTCAATTGCAAACGCACCATTAATGAAGCGGTTCTTAAAGCCGAATCCAGTTGCGGCAGTATTTTGAATTGATGAATCAGCAAAAGTTAATTGCGAAACTGAAATATTTGATGACCAAGACGGAGCAGATGTTCCATTGCTTTGAAGAATTTGTCCAGATGTGCCAGCAGAAACAAATGAAGTTGCACCCGATCCAGTATTGTAAGGAATCTGTCCAGCACCCCCACTAGCAATATTTGTTGCCGAAGTAGCAGAAGTAGCACTTCCAGCCGCTATAGCTGACTGATTAAGCCAAGTCGGTACAGAAGCTCCGTTGCTAGACAACAATTGCCCCGTAGTCCCGGCGGCAGTAAATCCTGTTGTGCTTGGAGCCGATTGATAAACAACAGCACCAGCTACACCTCCAATAAGAGCAGTTCCAGATGCTCCAATTGTTTTAACTAGCTGTCCTGTGGAAGTAATTCCAGCAACATAGGTTACAGTAGGGCCATTGACCTCTTGAATATTTGGCAAGTAAACAGGTGCTTGCGCTGATCCATCCCCCCAACGAGTTATCGTACCATCATAAACCAAGAACGATGGATTAAGAGGTATATTCAGGCGTGTAATTTGGCTTCCGTTTTGCCAAAGAATAGGAGCTACACCCTGAGACACAGGAGGTATAATGCTGATAGGAACTAGAGGAGGACAGGGCATATTAGGCAAAAGATGATACAGGCACAAGTACAAGCGTCCCTTGTGCTGTTATTCCAACAACAAATTGAATATTTGCTTTGTTAGTTTGTTGCAGAAATGGAAGGGAAATTGGGCTTGTGTTTGATCCGTCAGCAACAACAAAGTTTTGACCATTCCAAGTTTGCAAAGCAGGGTTAGTCCCCGGCACAATGGGGTAATCGTTTCCACACCCGCTATAACTTCCATTATAGGGCGGCAGATAAGAGTTATTGCAACATTGTGATTGGGGAAATTGCATGAGTTCTTACTTTATATCATGTAGATAGTTTTACACAAGCGTTTTGCTAGTCATGCTCCGATTGTAATCTTCCGTAGATCGTTTGTTCGATTCAACCATCCTTTTAGATACTTCTTTGATGTTGGCCTTGCCTCCGAAAGCCTCCTATAGAAAGCCTCCTGCTCATCCAGAAACTTCTTTGGATTCTTGCCTGTTAACTTGAGAATTTTGTTGGCTCTTCCAATCCCGCAATTCACACAGCAGTTAAAGAATATAAAGCTCATGGGCCAATCAAAATCATCGCAAGCATACTTGATCCAATACTCATTCCAGTAGATCTCCATAGCCTTCTCTGCTGTGAGATTCTTGATGTCGGTGTTTGGATGAGAGCGTTGGTCGATGCCAAATTTTGTAGCACCACCGGGATCGTCAGGATCGTTCTCGTAGGATGTTCCCTCCCACTTGAAGATCCACGGCATTACGATCTTCTTAAATCTCTCCGTCATCGACATACTTAGGCTTGATAATTCTCTCCGTGATCTCTTGCTTGATCGTATCTGCTTTGGAAATTACCTCTTGAATTTGTCTAGTCCCCACCTTCCAATCATAGACTAGCTTTCCTGTAACCATGAAGATTACAATAGCTCCTGTGATATAAATCGTATTGGTAGTGATTGAAACAAATCCCGCAAGTGCCTCTGGTGGAAGCGAATACAAGTGCTCCACAGACCAACGCCAGCTTATCTGAATAAGGATAATCCCTATCAGAGAGATAAGAAATCGCTGGGAAACAATTGGCTTTAAAGCAGGAATCGCCATGATGTTTTAATTCCGATATACCCGACAACACAGACGATTGAGAAGATTGCAATGCCTCTCCATAGCCAAAGTTCTCTTAATGCTTTAATCTGCTTCTCGTGCCAATAGATTGCGTCCTGCTCTGCTTTAGCGAGGAGTTGCGTTTGCTTCTCCACCTGTGCTTGGTAATCCGCGAGCGACTTCTGAAGGTCGATATATGCCGACTTACCCTCTGGACGAATATGAGGAGCAACCCTAGCCACATTACGCTGGACTTCCACGCTTGATGGAGGAGTGTAGTGATTGTCTTCATGGTGAGCGCATCCAACTACACAGAACATTGCACTTATCGCAATGATTTGTAGAGTTTTCATTTGTTCTTCCTTCTCTCTTTTAGAATCTTATCAAGCGTAAGCAAAGCTATAATCAAGCCGATAACCAGAGAAGAGATCCGCAACCAAGTCTCAATATGAGGCAAGAGGCTCACAACGGTAGCTCCTAGCGAGGTTGTAGTACCAAGAATTCCGTTGGAAATTGTTGTGTCAGGATGGTTCATCTTCTGTGATTATTTGAGTTTCTTCAACAGGCCAGACAGGATCGCCTTCAAATTGCGAAAGAGACGAAAGAAACGAGTGGTAGTCAGACCAATACACATCCCCAAGTTTGTCTGAATTTGTTAAAAGAACTCCATCATTTGTTTCGTGCGTCGTGCATATCCTGTCAGTAAATCTAGAATTGATCTCTTCAAGTTCCGCAGTTTTGTTTTTTGGTAAAATCAGCCAAGTTTTCATGTTAGCGAGGATAGCAGATTGTTGATAATTGTGTCGTAGGTAGAAACCATTCCTAAACCCGTCCCATCTTGGGAAGCATCCATGGAAAACCCCAAAGAATAGCAAGCAATTCGTTTTTTACCAGTAGAGTTAGTCGGCCCAATTAAAATCGTTGATGTTGAAATACTTGTTGTTGCTGTGCCACCCGGAAATAATGGGCTACCACCCATAATTAATTGATCGCTTTCAAAAACGTATGCGCCTCCAGTATTTTCATTAGTGGTTATTCCAAAAAATCCTTTGCCATTTTTCCCGCTAATCTCAAGTGCGTCGTAAAGAAACCTTGAATCATTGTTAAAATCGTTGTCGTTATACACCCAATTTGTTCCTACTGGAGTGATTCCGTTAAGCCTAAACTGAAAGCACCTTCCAGTTATTCCTGCCTGATAAAAAGACCCAAAATCAAGTGCATCTGTTATGTCGTTTCTGCTGTTAAAAGCAAGAAAATGGCGATCCCTCAAAGGAATATAAGGATTGTCGTCAGATGAAGTATTTCTGTTTTTTACAGATGTGTTTATTGATTTTGTTCCAACAATAAACACCCCTCCATCTTGGACTATTCCTGTAAGTTTGTTGTAATCCGCTGTAACAAATCCACTATTTACTGGAGTTGCATTAGCTGTATTCTTGAATGGCGTAAATGCACCCGACAGAGGATTTGCTCCATCAATACCAACAAAAAAACATCCCTGCGTAATTAGATCCCAAATTCCATTTGATTTTAGTGCAAGAAAAGCTGTATTAAAAGAGTTCTTGTTTGCTGTAGAAATTGTGTTTCCAGTTGCCTCTACAGCAGTAAACCAAGCCTGTGCATCTGGATCATAAGATGGGCTAGATGATCCCCCAATAATCGGATAATTTATACTGGCCTTTAGTGACAGGCTCGGCATCTCTTTACGCAGTATAGGCAACTACTGAAGTTCCAGAGCCAGTAGTAAATGATGTCGTATTTCCGTAAAGAACAAATCCAGCAGGGAAGGTTACACCAATAATAGTTCCAGTAAGATTCCCAGCATAGGAAGTAAGAGTTCCGCTAGTAACAAACTGGAGGGCATAGAAACTACCAGAAGCCGATCCAGTAGCCGATACAATAATTCCACCATTTACTCCAGAGTTATGATCTTCAACATTTATTGGAGTTCCGCTACCTCCGTTTATGGAATTAAGAATCTGCCACCTCTGCTCATCGGCAGTTGTGTCAATAAAGTCATTAAATGATAGAGTAGGAACGGACATATATTTAAAATGGTTTATTTTACATTTAACAGATAAGCAAGTGATATGGCAAGATAAACTATTGCTCCTGTTATATCATCTTCAGCTTTAATGCCTCGTTTAACAATTTCTGTGCGAGCCTCATTGTAAGCAATCTGCATCCTAACTGTTCCGATATATTTGCTTTCAGCATGAGCTAGGACGCGACTGCGAGCGATCGGGTAAATCTTTATTAGAAGTGAAAGGTCTTTAAGCAGCTTCATTTGGAATCTCTGTAGCTGTGCAAGCTGATTCTGGGATCCACGTTACCTCGCCGTATGCAGGAAACACGGCATTATAGAACTGCTTGCCGTCCGTGTAAGGAGAGCCTGTGACCTCGCCAGGCTCGCCGTTGACGAGGCCAGCGATACGATCCCAAAACTCATCCCCTGTGGTGTTGAGGGTGATCTTAAGCATAGGTCATGTTTACTAGGAACGTGCCAGCAACAGCTAGTGCCGTATTGTCAGTTAGTGATGATCCAGCCGAGACGTAGTAGGCGATGCCTGTTACCATGCGGAGTCCTGCAAAGGAACTTGAGCAGTCAAGAGTAGTGTTTGGAGCTACGCCAATGTTAATGACTGCCGTATCTGTTCCCACAGTTGGAGCCGATGCTTTGTTGACGAGCTTAAAATAAGCCCAAGTTGCGGAAGAGTTTGTTAGAATCAGAGTCCCGATTATTCCTTGGCCACCCTTCACGCTTGTTGCATTTGTTGATGCAGCTGAAATAAGTGTGTGGTATGTATTAAAGCCAGAGGTGACTGCTGGGGTTGTTGTCAGCGTCACTTGCAATGGGTTGCCAGATGCTTGAACGCTTGTATTTAATGCAACTGGAGGTTGCTGGGAGAGGTTCACCGCTATTGTATTAGTTGCCCCAGACAGGGTTGTATTCACAACAACGCGAACATTTTGAACCCCTTGCAGGGCATAATACAGAACCGAGTTAGTTCCATACCCCGTCGTGTTAGCAATAAAACCAACCTGTGTCGTTGCAGTTCCACCAGCGTTAAGAGCTCCACCAGATATGTTTGACCAGTTCGTCCCATTATTGGAAACCTGTACAGCGTAGTTGCCGGTTGAAGCAGAAATTATATGGAGGCTTAGGCATCGGAAAGCCGAGCAATCAATAGGCCCAATAACAACAGTTCCAGCCGTAACTGTCGAAGTCGTGGTATAGTTGAAAGTCTGGTTTGCGGCGTTGTTTGAGGTGATCGCGCCAGAAACAGGCTGGGTCACTCCAGACCCATCAACAGGAAGTCGCCCAGAGACAAGCGTGGGGAGCTTATTATCAATCGACTGAGCTTTAGTCTTGATAACTGCAACATCAGCCGCTTGCGGAGTTGCAATCCCGATGATCGTATCCAGCTTGTTCTCAATCTGAGACAAATCCGCGTCAACGCTTGCGTCAACATTTACCTTTAACTCGCCAGCAGAATTTACATTCAGAGGAACGCGAGTAACACCATCAGGCCCAACGGCAACATCAGAGTCTCCACCACCACCTCCTCCACCTTCAAGTATAGCATTACAGATTTGCCATCTTTGCTCATCAGCAGTCGTGCCAATGAAATCCTGAAAATCTAGTGGAGTTACAGACATATTGCAAAAATAGCATTGGAGCAGGGGTATAGAACCCCTGCCCCAAAGTTTTTAATTACTGAAGAAGACCGACAACGTACACATCACCCGTCAGCGCACCAATGCGTCCAGCGGTATCAGCCGTGGAAGCCTCGGTAGCAAGCGAGGGATTGTAGTACGAGAAGGTCGTAGCAGTAGCGGAAATAACCGTAACGGTTCCGTTATAAGCGGCATTTCCAACAGACTGAACAACAACCGTTGCACCAGCGGTGATCCACGCAGGAACACTAGCAACCGTAAGGGTGCTGATGTTATTTGCGGTGGCACGATTGGTGGTAGCCAGAGCAGGGATAGCGGCAGTCGTAACGTTCACGCGAACGCTCTGAGTTGCGGCGGCTCCATTGCTAGGAACGGTCGTGGAAACAGGAACTTGACCAAGCACATAACCATTCGTCGCAGGGGTCAGAACGGTTTGGGAGAGGTCGCCCGTACCATTGATTGCAACAACAGGGGTCGCGGGAAGCGTTCCAGTTGCAATGTTCTGGCCTGTGGTTCCATTGTCGATGGCAACAACGGCTTGTGTGCCATTGGTTCCAGCGGCGTTGGTGTAAACCACAAACGAGGCGGTAGGAATAAACGTCTCAGAGTCAAGCTGAAGCTGACCAAGAGTGTAGGTTCCAGTTTTAGTGAAATCAACCGACAGAGGGCCGAAACGGACAACAGTCA